GACCTATAAGTGTCTACATTAGTTTTAAACCCACTATTTACACCAATAATCTTATAAATATATAAAAAAGGATACTTCTATGGCCATACCTACAAGTAAATCAACATTCAAAGATTATTGTTTTAGAGCACTGGGTTCTGGTGTCATTGATATCAACGTATCAGACGATCAAGCAGATGACCGTATTGATGAGGCTCTTCAATATTTTGCTCAATATCATTATGATGGTATTGAGAAAATGTATCTCAAGCATTTGATTACTGCTGAAGATGTTGCAAGGGGAACAGCAAATATAACCTCAACGGGAACAGATACAGCAGATAGTACTATTACTGATACATTTCTAGAGGGTAGTAATTTTATTCCGATGCCATCTGCGGTTGTGTCGGTGATACAGGTTTGGCCATTCACAGGTACAGGTGGTGGTTCCAACATGTTTGATGTTCGTTATCAGTTGCGTCTTAATGACTTGTATGACCTATCTTCTACATCTGTCATTCAGTATCAGATGGCTATGGATAACCTTGACCTTCTGGAACACATCCTTGTTGGTGAAACACCAATCCGATTTAACCAACACATGAACCGTCTATACATTGATGGGGATTGGACAAACGACTTTGTTGCGGGTGAAGACTATATCATTGCAGAGTGTTATCGCAAAATAGACCCGGCAACTTACACAGACATTTTTGATGACATCTTCCTAAAGAGATATGCAACTGCTCTGATTAAACAGCAGTGGGGTGCAAACCTATCTAAGTTCAGTGGTGTTGCAATGCTTGGTGGTGTTACTATGAATGGTGAAACTATCTATTCACAAGCACAGGAAGAGATTAATAAGTTAGAAGAACAAATTCAGCTCACGTTTGAGTTACCAGTTAATTACATGATAGGATAATTCATGGCCGTTAATAAACATTTTCATACAAGTAATGTATCTGCGATTGCAACTGAGCAATCACTGTATGCTGATTTGGTTGCAGAAGCAATTCAGATTCACGGTCATGATGTATATTATCTTGACCGCACACTAGTTGCAGAAGACACTGTTCTTGGTGAAGACGCACTATCCAAGTTTAACACTCAGTCTCTTATCGAAATGTATATGGAAGATTCTGGAGGTGGTTTTGCTGGAGAACGAGAACTAATGTCTCAGTTTGGTTTGCAGAACCTTAGTGAAGCAACCTTCGTTGTAAGTAAGACACGGTTTCAAGAGAAGACAAAACAAATACAAATAGAAACGGCAACAGACTCAACATCATCTGGTTCTATTCAATTTGAGTCTGGTACACTCTCGACATCTAAACTAGAGGGTGAGATATTTTATATTATAAATGAAGCTGATGCAACTGATGCTGATAGGCCACTGGAGGGTGATGCGATTTATCACCCCACACTCAAGAAATTATTTGAGATTAACTTTGTGGATCATGACGAACCATTTCATCAGTTAGATAATAACCCTGTTTACAAATTAAAATGTCGTTTGTTTGATTACGGTTCAGAAGACCTTGAGACAGGTATCACAGAAATTGACGCAATTGAATCTGCACTGTCCCTTGCAAGTTCTGATTACCAGTTAACTCTTGAAAGACCATCAATTGTGGGTGGCCCAATAACTCTAGATTTTGGTGATTTTGATCTTTCTAGTAGTACAACTCTGGACAACACAATAGTGTCACTAGACCCTTCTTCGTATGGTGAAAGTATTCTACTTGAAACAGGTAGCGATGAGTTCCTTATATCAGAAGACTATATAGTAGGTGATGGAGTTATAGACAAGACAGCTCAAAATGAGTTGTTTGAAACATTGGATGATACGGTGCTGGACTTTAGTGAATCGAATCCATTTGGTGATGCAGGGAGTGCAGATTAATGCTAGGACAACAATTTTACCACGAAACAGTACGCAACATAGTTGTGGGTTTCGGAACAATTTTTAATAATATTCAATTAGTTCGTAAGGACAATGCTGGGGCAGTTCAACAGACCATGAAGGTTCCTTTGGCATATGGACCAAGGCAGAAGTTTCTTGTTCGTTTGAACGATGATGCGGACCTTAGTAAAGCTGCGGCGGTTACTTTACCTCGTATTGGTTTTGAAATTACAGGTCTTACCTACGATCCCGGTAGGAAACTAAACCGTGTTCAAAAGTTTAAGAAGGTTAAGGGTGACACTCAAAAAACACAACAGTTGGACACGCAATATATGCCTGTTCCCTACAATGTCAATTTTCAACTTTACATTCTTGCAAAACAGTCGGATGATGCTCTACAAATTGTTGAACAGATTCTTCCGTACTTTCAACCAGACTACACAATTACAATGAATGATAACTCTGATATGGGTGTCAAAAAAGACATTCCCGTTATTCTCAACAGTATTTCTTATGAGGATGATTATCAGGGAGACTTTACTACAAGACGTGCAATCATTTATACTCTAGATTTTACTTGTAAGTTCTATCTTTATGGTCCTGTTACTTCTAGTAAGGTTATCAAGACGGTACAGGTTGATGCATATACTGATATGCCTGACCAATCACCAACACGACAGCAGAGACTTACGGTCACACCAAACCCAACCAGTGCCGATGCTGATGACGATTTTGGTTTCAATGAGGTGACATCGTTCTTCGAAGACGCAAAAAATTATAATGTAGTAACAGGCACTGATGAATAGCATAGATAAAGCACTTGGTGTTGTGAGTGAGGTTGTGACTATAGAAGAATCTCCAAACCCTAAAATGTCGGAGGTTTCTCGTTATCCAGACGATTTGCTTGATGATGAGGATATTGAGCTTGACTATAAGTATCAAAGAGAGAACTTCTATCGGTTGGTTGAACAAGGTTCCACTGCGATTGAAGGTATCCTTGAACTTGCAAGAGAGGGTGAACATCCAAGAGCATACGAAGTTGCTGGACAGTTAATCAAGAATGTTGCAGAGGTTACTGAAAAACTAGGTGACCTTCAAGAGAAGATGAAGAAATTAAAAGAAGTTCCCAACAACGCACCTAAGAGCGTAACTAATGCATTGTTCGTTGGCAGCACTGCTGAGTTGCAAAAAATGTTAAAGGAAAAATAATGTATGAATACCAATGTAAAGTTGTTAAGGTAATAGACGGTGACACCGCTGATGTAGATATTGATCTTGGTTTTGGTGTATGGATGAAGAAACAGAGGATTCGCTTCTATGGCGTAGACACACCTGAGTCTCGGACAAGAGATAAAGAAGAGAAGGTATATGGATTGATGGCAAAAGAATTTGTTTTGTCTCATCTGCCAGTTGGATCAACACAGGTTTTACGCACAAAGAAAGATGGCGTTGGTAAGTATGGCCGTATCCTTGGAGAGTTCGTTATCGATGATACAACTGTAAATCAGTTACTTATTGACACGCATAACGCTGTTGCATATTTTGGTCAGTCTAAGGATGATATTGAAGAAGAGCATTTGAGGAACAGAGAATTAGTTAATGGCTGACAATCAATACCTCGGCAATCCCAATCTCAAGAAGGCTAATGTTTCACAAAACTGGACAAAGAAACAACTTGTTGAGTACCAGAAATGTATGGAGAACCCACAATATTTCATAGAGAATTATGTTAAGATAATTTCTCTTGATGAGGGTCTTGTACCATTTAAGATGTACGACTTTCAAAAAGAAATGGTGGGAACATTCCACAGCAATCGTTTCACTATCTGTAAACTACCCAGACAGTCTGGTAAGTCTACAGTTATGATATCGTATTTGCTACATTACGCACTTTTCAACCCCAGTGTTAATATCGCAATCCTTGCGAATAAGGCAGCGACCGCTCGTGACCTACTGTCACGATTACAACTTGCGTATGAACATCTACCTAAATGGTTGCAACAGGGGGTGATGAGTTGGAACAAAGGTTCCTTGGAGTTAGAAAATGGTTCTAAAATACTGGCAAGTTCCACTTCAGCTAGTGCCGTTCGTGGCGGTTCTTACAACATCATTTTTCTTGACGAGTTTGCTTATGTCCCGTCTAATGTAGCAGAGCAGTTCTTCAGTTCAGTATATCCTACAATTTCATCTGGTAAGACAACCAAGGTAATGATCGTTTCCACCCCACATGGTATGAATATGTTCTATAAACTATGGGTGGATGCAGAGGAAGGTCGTAACACCTATATTCCAATTGAGGTTCATTGGAGCGAGGTTCCCGGTAGAGATGAGAAGTGGAAAGAAGAAACAATCAAGAACACCTCTCAGGCTCAGTTCAATACAGAGTTTGAATGTGAGTTTCTTGGTTCTATTGATACTCTGATTGCACCACATAAACTTAAACAGTTAACATATCGATCACCAAAACAGTCAAGTGGGGGTCTTGATGTCCATGTCCTGCCACAACCTGATCACACATACCTTCTCACTGCTGATGTTTCACGGGGAACATCAAACGATTACTCAGCATTTGTGGTTGTGGATGTGAGTGAAATACCGTATCGGGTAGTTGCAAAGTTTAGAGACAATGAAATCAAACCTCTCATATTCCCATCTAAAATCTATGACACTGCACGAGCATACAATCAAGCATTTGTATTGATTGAGGTTAATGACATTGGAGAACAGGTTGCTAACGCTATGCAATTTGACTTGGAGTATGACAACCTTATTATGGCTAGTATGCGTGGGCGTGCGGGACAAGTCCTTGGAGGGGGCTTCAGTGGTGGTAGAGCACAGTTGGGGGTAAGAACTACAAAGGCAACAAAAAAGATTGGCTGTTCAAACCTCAAACAGTTGGTTGAGGACAATAAACTTATTATAGAT